GACTAACCAATTAATTAAAAGTGGTAAGTTTAAACCTGTAGTTCCTAAAAATATAGTAACACCTAAACCTAATATTCCTTCACTACAAAACGTCACCAGTGGTGTTGTAGGAAAGTTCACAAGAGCAGGTGTAAAAGCAAAGTTGAAGAATATGAGTAATAAAGTCCCTTGGATGGGAGGTTTATTTACTGCAATATTCTCAATGTTAGACGGAGATCCAATTAGTTTGACCTTATTCAAGACTGTTGGATCATTAATTGGTGGAGCAATTGGAAGTGCAGTTCCTGTGCCTGTTCTTAACTTCTTTACAGGAGCGTTAGGATTAGCAGCTGGTGAGTATGTCGGTGAACTCTTGCACATGGGATTCATGGGTGAAGGTGGATGGCAAAGTGCAGGTAAAAAAGCAAAAGAAGATATTGCAGCCTTATGGAATAATATTCAGAATATTGGTATTGGTTT